TGTTCAGAATACGCAATAGCAGGACAGTTGCAACAAAGACCATCACCTAGAGGTGGTGGATTATTTGCAGTAGAGAATTTCAGTTTTGTAGATAGCATCCCACCATCAGAGATAATAAGAACGGTTAGATATTGGGATAAAGGTGGAACAGAAGATGGAGCTTTCACTGGTGGCTGCAAAATGCATAAAATGAAGAATAACTCTTTCATAGTAGAGCATCTAGTTTCTGGTTTATGGAAAGCTCCTAAACGAGAACAGATGATAAAAAATGTAGCACTCAATGATGGTAGGGCAACAATAGTAGGCATAGAGCAAGAACCCGGATCAGGTGGTCTTGAGTCAGCCGACAACACAGTAAAAAATTTAGCAGGGTTCGCAGTTAAAAAAGACAAAGTTACAGGTGATAAAGTTTTACGAGCCGAACCCTACGCTACTCAAATAGAAATAGGAAATGTGTATTTACTTAGAGGTGCATGGAATACAGATTTCATTCATCAGCATGAACTATTCCCCGCAGGTTTGAGAAAGGATTTTGTTGATTGCGCATCAGGAGCCTTTAATATGCTCAATGGTAAAGGTGTTGCTAGAGTTTGGGGAAGAAGCGAAGAATAAATTTGAAGAGATAGGAAGATATTCCGAAAACTGACTTCCGATCAGTTTCTCTTCAATAATTTCAATTCGGAAAATTACTACGGAGGTGGTTATGAGAGTATGTGGAACAGAGAATTGCACAGGTAAGATTGTTGTTAAGAATAAATGTCAGAAATGTTACGATGTTTGGAAGTATCAAGCAAATAAGGAAAAAATTAAACAACGAACAGCATTGTATTATTCAAATAACAAGGAAAGAATTTTACCACAGTTAAAAGAGTATCGTAAACAAAATAAAAAGAAGATTGCAGCATATAAAAAAGTGTATCAGCAATCTGAGCAAGGAAAAGCTGTTATAAAGAAATGGCTAAAATCTGAATCTGGAAAAGTGTCAAGAACTGAGACAGAAAGCAAGTACAGTGCTTTAAATAAACACAAAGACAAGGCAAGAAATTTAGCAAATTACTATCTACCAGAAGCTGTGTGTGAAATAACTGATTGTAACGAAATGGGTGAGAAACATCATCCCGATTATAGTAAGCCTTTAGAAGTTACATATCTATGCAAGAAGCATCATGTACAAGAAGAAATAAAAATTATGCCCTCAAGACTTCATGATCTTGATGAAGTAGGTCATGTTTTAGGAACAGTATCAGAAGGAACTTACAAACACCTCACATTGGAGCTTGATAAATAATGGCAGAAGATAAAAATACAGTAACATTTAATAAAAAAGACTTTATAAGAACCATGAATGGTATTGTGGGCAGAAGTGATCTCCTACAAAGAGCAGGAAAATCTTATACAGACGATAGAGATATATACAAGGCACTAGGGTTTTCGAACTCATTAACCTTCAAGCATTATTGGGAACAGTACAAAAGAGGAGACATTGCAAAGAGGGTTGTGGAAGCACCTGTTACAGAGTCGTGGAGACTCCCTCCTATAATTGTTGAAAATGATGACAATGAGAAAACTGAGTTCGAAGAACAGTGGGAAAAATTAAATAGAGAAAAAAATGTTCTTCATTACCTATTAAGATCAGACAAACTTAGTGGTATAGGTAGGTATAGTGGGCTTTTGTTAGGACTTGATGACGGACTTGATTTAGATAAGCCAGTAGGCAACCCTACAAAACTTCTATACCTTAGACCTTACAAAGAAGAAAGTGCTACAATAAAAACATTTGTAAATGATACTGCAGATGAAAGATTTGGTTTACCAGAGTTATATGAGATACAGACAACTACTCTTGCAACGGATACTGCAAGTACACAGACTAAGTTAGTACATTGGTCTAGAATAATCCATATTGCGGAAGGATTATTAGAAGATGATGTGTATGGTACTCCAAGGCTAGAAGCTATTTTCAATCAGTTAAAGAATTTGGAATTGGTAAGTTGTGGTAGTGCAGAGATGTTCTGGAGAGGAGCACTACCGGGGTTTGCATTCATCCTAGACAAAGATGCTGTACTTGATTCTTCTTTAACAGAAGCAACTATGGCAACTGACCTAGAAAAGTATTTTCATAATTTACAAAGATCAGTAAACTTACAAGGAATGGACATTAAGAGTCTAGCTCCACAAGTTGCTGACCCATCAAATCATATAGATGTATATGTTTCACTCATTTCAGGAGCAACAGGAATTCCAAAGAGAATCCTGATTGGGAGTGAGAGAGGTGAATTAGCTAGTTCTCAAGACGAGACAGCTTGGAATAAGAGATTAGAAGAAAGAAGAATAAATTTTATATCCCCTAGTATTATTGATCCATTCATTCAAAGACTTCAAAAATTTGGAATATTAAAGGAAGCTACTTATAGTATTGAATGGAAACCAATAGCTGTACCTTCTGAGAAGGAGAAAGCTGAAATAGTTAAGACCCTTTCAGAAGCTATAGCGACTTACTTTAACGCAGTAGATGCATTTGATTTCTTACCATTTGAAATCTACATGAAGCATTTCTTAGATTTTGATCCGGAACTTGTGAGTAAGATTTTGGAGAAAACTAAAGGGGCTGTAAGAACAAAATTGAATGAGCCAAGCTCGAAGACAAATCCTGAAGGTAGAGATTTGAACCCAAAGCAGGGAGAGGATAAGAAATGAGCCAAGGACATAAGATTAAATTACTAGAAACAAGAGATGATAAATTATCAGACCTTTTCCACATGAGAACGAAAGATTACAACGATCTTGTAAATACAGTTAACTTTTTAGCACTTGAAGTAGGAATGTTTCTGACACATGACATTGATCCTGACTGTCCGAAGAAGCTATTTGTGGAGACACATCCTGACTTATTTGAGGAGAACCTATAATGTCAGAAGAACTTAGAAGAGTAGAGGAAAATCTAGAGAAGAATTTCAGAATAGTTTTTGATAAGCTTGATGCTATGAACACTCAGATAACTACTCATAAAGTACTCATAGAGACTTGTGGTAATGACTCAGATGCATTAAAGGATACAGTTCACGGAAATGGCAAAGCAGGTTTGGTTATAGAAGTAGATAGGATAAAGACTACTCTAAAGAATACAGGTATAATGAAAAGAAGTATGTGGACAAATGCAGGAATAATATTCTCATGCGTGGGAGTCACCGCAGCAATATTCTTTAGTATCATGGCTGCTAATAGTGCAAGCAAAGATCGTTTCTACAAAAAAGACGGTAGCAGACTAGAAAAAAGAATATCATACTTGGAATCGTTAAAAGAGGAAATGAATGACACTAACTAAATCGAGAGAAAGTGATCAAAAACACAATAAAAGAGTATTCTTAGCTTCTGGAGAACCATTAGAAGGTGTTGTTATAGTTGACAAGAATGGGGATCAGACAGGAACACCATTAACACCATTGACTGTAAGTACTGCTGCAGGTCTATTTAGCATTGATGCTTTTGCAAGACAAAGAATGTCGCAACCTATTACAATATTTGATAGCAAGCAGTTACACGACAATTCACCTTTGTCATGGGATGACCAAGAAGTGTCGGGAGGAAGCACAACATCTACTCACTCAGCTAATAAGGCATCAACCACTATGGGAGTCGCTCTTAATACAGCAGGGAGAAGAGTAAGGCAGACATTCAGATGTTTTAATTATCAACCGGGAAAATCTCAACTTGTCTTTCTGACAGGCACTCTAGGTCTTAGTGGTGGAGGAACAGGCATTACCCGTTACATGGGATACTTTGAAGACAGTAATGGAATCTATTTTAAAGATAATGAAGGAACTATCCAAGTAGGTATTAGATCAAATGCGACAGGGAGTGTCGTAGATAATGTAGTGAGTCAGGATAGTTGGAATGTAGATGGCCTAGGTCACGCAAGCAATTCGTTAAATCCATCGGGAGTAACTATGGATGTTACTGATAAATCTCAAATAGGCTTTATTGATTTTGAGTGGTTGGGAGTAGGAACAGTGGGAATAGGTTTTGTTATTAATCGAATTCCTTATTATGTACATTTCTTTCATCATGCTAATATACTGTCTGGTGTTTATATGTCTAGTCCCAATCTACCTCTCAGATATGAGATAGAGAATGATGGTACAGGAGCAGCATCTACGCTTGAGCATATATGTGGAACTGTTATTAGTGAAGGAGGACAACAAGAGATAGGAGTGGACAGAAACTCATCTACTGATAATACTCAAGTGACTTGTGCCACAGTGGGAGTTCTGTACGCTATTAAAGGTATTAGATTAAAGTCTAATCATTTAGATGACACTGTTAAAGTATTAAAAATAGCATTATCACTTCAATCAGCTAGTGATGACATAGAGTGGGTATTAATGTTTGACCCAACAATAGCAGGTAGCCCTACTTGGAATGCAGAAACAAATAGTGCGGTTGAATCATTTACAGGAGCTACAGCCAATACAATTACTAATGGTTCAAGGATGGATGCAGGATATGTTTCTACTGGTTCGGGGCAAAATGCTTCTGGTGGAAGTTCTTCAAATATTACAAATGCCTTATTATTAGGATCAAGTATAGCAAAAACTCCAACAACTATTGTTCTATGTGCAAAATCATTGACATCAGTAAATGCTATTGTAGAGGGAGGCATCACTTGGAAAGAATTAACATAATTAGAAAGGATTCAAAATGAAGAAAACAATAATTATATATTGTGCAGTCGCAGCTTTTGTAGTAATGAGTGTAGTAAGCTGTACGATGTCAAATTTAAAAGTAGGGAATGTAACAACTGATAAGGTAAAGGTGACTGAATAATGAGGAAAAGTATTTGGAAGTCAAAATCGTTTTTAACAGGTCTTGTTGGATTAGCAGTCACTGTAGTAGCAGGTTATGGAATAGATATTCCTGCTGACGTATTGGTTAAAGTATTAGAAGGAATATTAGGTCTTGGTGGAATAGTTCTAGTTGGTAAGTCTGCAGCAAAAAGAATGACTAAGGAATAAAACATGGATAAAACAGAAAATGCTGTCATCACAGTAGAAACAGAAGATGCTACAATAACTATCGACACCGATAAAGTTACAGATTCTGATGAAGTTGTAGAGGAAATTGGTGAAGATGTTCTAAGCCCTAACGAGGGGGAAGCACATGATACCTTTCTCAATAGATGTATGGTATTTCCTGCAATGATGAAGGATTTTCCAATGCAAAGAGATAGATGGACAGCATGTACACAGACTTTTGAAGGTGTGCATCAGAATATGGTCTCTAACAGCTTAGTAGCTCAAGTAAGTAACTTCAGTATGCGTAGAGAGGTCAAAGATGGTATCCCACACATAGTAGTTCCGATAGTTGCCTTAGTAGAAGGTGTACATAGTGGCAGTGGGGGTGCTGTGATGCATTCAGCAAGTGAGATACAACGTACCGCAGGAGATTGGAATGGTACACCACTTACTCTTAACCATCCAACAGTTGGAGGAAACAGTGTTTCAGCTTTGAATCCTACTATAATGAAGCAATGGAGTGTAGGTTCTTTTGAAAATGTTTTTTATGAAGGTGGTAAGTTAAAAGGTGAGGGTTGGATTAATGTTGAGAAACTTTCCCAATTATCTCCGGAAACACTGGTTAGAATAAAACAAGGAGAGGAACTTGAAGTATCCACAGGTTTCTTTAGTGCAACAGATAGTATTGAAGGGACTTGGAAGGGTGAGAAATTTGAAGGCACAGTGATGGATATAATTCCAGATCATTTAGCATTGCTTCCACATGATGAAGGAGCTTGCAGTATGAAAGATGGTTGTGGAATAAGAGATGAAGGAGAATGTGAAACCTGCAGAGTAAATAATTCTACTCTTGAATTGGTACAAGCAGGAACAGAGGAAACAATAATTGAACCACAAGGGGGTGAGGAAAAAATTAAAGTAAATGTAAATGAACTTAAGAAGCAAGGTTTTTATGTAAATGAGTTAAGTCATAGTAAACTTAGAGAAGCTTTGATTCAAAGAGTAAATGCAATGGACACAAGTGGTACTATGCATTTTTTAAGGGAAGTTTTTGATGATCACTTTATTTTTGAGAAGCTCTCTGCTGATGGCACTCAGTTATTTAGTCAGAAGTTCTCAATAAAATCTAATAATGATGAATTAAAGATTAAAGGTGAACCGAAAGAAGTGAGAGAAAAAGTTGAGTTTATTCCACTTGAAGTGAATAAAAATTCTAAAATTGAGGAGGCAGTGATGCTAAGAAAAGATTTAGTCGAAGCTCTTATTACGAATGCAGAGACTCCATATGATGCAGATGATAGGGATTCGCTAGTTGCAATGAGTGAAGAGAAGTTCGAAAACGTAGTTAAGTTTGTTGATTGCAAGTGCAAAGAGGAAGCAGTTACAACTAACAAAGAAGAAGTTAAGGAAGAAGTTAAAAAGGAAATTACAGTTAATGAGGAGAAAGAAGTGGAAGACACTAAAATGACTTATGCTGAACTTCTTGAAAATGCTGCTCCAGAGGATAGAGAGTTTATAGAAAACGGAACTGCAATGTATAAAGAAGAAAAAGCGAAAGCTGTTAACGCATTAGTTGAGAATTCTAGAAATCCTTTTTCTAAGGAAACACTGGAAGCGAAGAGTTTGAAAGAGTTGAAGGAACTAGCTGTTCTTGGTAACGTGCCAGTTTCTTTCGAGGGCAACAACCCTGATACGTCTGTTAAAGTGCCTAAAGCAGGTGAAAGACAGAATGACGGAAAAGGTGTACCTACAGTACAGACTCTATCAAGTTTCATTAGAGAAGCTAAGTAAAGTAGAGAATTAATAATTTTTAAATTTAGGAGGAAAACAAAAGATGGCTCCAAAGACTATTATAGTTAAAGGAAATCCAGTTAGGGGTGAGAAAATTGCTAACGCAGCTATCACACCGGGACATCTATGCGAATTTATAAGTACTGATAAAATTCAGAAGCAAGCAGGTAATGCCTCTAATTTTCTTAGAATGTTTGCATTAGAGAACTCACTAATTGGTGATGAGATTGGAACTGACTATGCTGCAGCACAACAAGTGCAGTATGGTATCTTCAATGGTGGAGATGAAGTTTATGCATGGCTTTCAGACGGAGAGAGTGTAGTAATCGGTGATGAACTTGAAGCAGGTACAACAGATGGTGAGCTTATTAAGCTTGCTTCTGGAACGGCTATTGCTGTAGCAAAAGCTGCAGTAGACCTATCAGCTTCTGCAAACGCTGCTAAAGGCAGAGTAATCGCAATCATAATCTAATTTAGGGAGAGATAAAAGATGGATGTAAACATTGACGTTATTAACGCAGGTACAGGTTATGGTGGAGTTGCTGAAAAGCTTCTACATAATAACATGAATGTATCTTCTTTAAGAACAAACGCTGTCCTTACATATGATGAATGGAAGGATATAGACACTGTAGTTCTACAGGAGGCTCACAGGAGACTAGGTGGAGTTAACGACCTTATCGAAAGAGGACTTGTTAGAACTGGTGGTGGATTAGGAAGTACGGTATTACAATGGCAGGATGCTAGTGATACTGATGATGCAGAAGTTAACATGGATGGTGTGAGTAGAAGTGCAAAAGATAGACAAGAATTTGACACTAACTATCTACCTTTACCAATCATTCATAGAGATTTTGGTTTCAGTATTAGGGAAATCGAAGCTTCTAGAAATACTACTGCTAGTCAGCCACTTGATCTTTCAATGGCAGAAGAAGCTTCAAGAAAAGTTGCTGAAAAAGCAGAAAGTATTCTGTTCACAGGTTTAAGTACTTACTCAATGGGTTCAAATGGTGGAATCATTTACGGATACACCGATCACCCTGACAGAAATACTCAAACGCTTTCACAGAACTGGGATGCTTCTGGTAAAACAGGACAGGAGATTCTAACAGATGTTATTACTGCAAAACAGGCTCTGATTAACGACAGACATTATGGGCCGTTTATGCTTTACATACCAACTGCTTATGAGTCAGTTCTGGATGACGAATTTAGTACTCAGTACCCAAGATCAATCAGAAGTAGATTGCTTGAGCTTGAAGGACTGCAAGGTATTAAAGTTTCTGATTTCTTAACTGCTAATAACATAGTGATGGTTTCTATGCAAAGCACAGTTGTTAGAATGGTTGAAGGTCTTCCGCTTACAACAGTACAGTGGGAAACTGAAGGTGGAATGCAAGTGAACTTTAAAGTGATGACAATCATGGTTCCGCAGATTAGGTCTACACAGGCTAACAGAAGCGGTATCGTTCATATTTCATAATTGCTCACAGTAACCAATCTGTTTTTTAATACTTTATTTTAACCATAAATAAAAGGACAATAAAATGCCGAAGTTTCAAGTTAAAGAAGGAAAAAAGCACTACTGGAAAAAGTCAGTTATAAGAGGAGGAAAAGATTCTGTCCTTAACGACAGACTTTTACAAGGTGGTGACATTCTCGAATGTGAAGAATGTGAGCTTGGTCAAGCAAGAGACAAGTTCATTTTAATGACACAAACAGAGAAGAAGCAAGAACCTGTATATGGTTTCTTAATAAGAAAAATTGCAGATAAGCAGTATGATGTAATCAGTGAGAAGACAGGTGCTAAGATCAATGATAAAGTTTTGACACATAACGAAGCTAGAGAACTTGTAAAAGCACAGAGGTCTGATGGCTGATCGTTGGACTGTTCAAAAGTTGTGGCCTGATTCTACAGTGTTTATTGTAGGTGGTGGAGAAAGTCTCAACAAAACTGGTTTGCAATGGGATGAAAATACAGAAGATATTATCAAGAAATCTATTTCTGATGATCTAGCTTGTATTCATGATCAACGTGTAATAGGTGTCAACAACGCTTTCGAATTAGGAGATTGGGTTGACATCTGTTTCTACGGTGATACTAGATGGTTAGATTGGAACGAAGATAAGATAATTCACTTTGCAGGTTTAGTAGTTTGTTGTCACCCACAAAATAAAATCGCTTGGATAAAGACTGTGGATAGAGAAAATGGATTTGGGTTAAACAAAGACCCCAATTTCATTACATGGAATAAATCATCTGGTGCTGCAGCTATTAATTTAGCTGTACACTTGGGTGCTAAAAACATAGTCTTGATAGGTTTTGATATGTTTGCTAGTGCGGATGGTGCTGATAATTGGCACAAAGCACATGTTATACCTAATCAGATAGCGACCTCACCTTATGAACGAATGCTGCATGCATTTGCAGAAATAAAACACGATGCTGATTCACTCAGAGTCAGGATAATTAACGCATCATTGAATAGTAAAATAGAATGTTTTCCAAAAATGGAGTTACAGGAGGCCATAGAACTTTGCAAATAGTTTGTTGCTATAAATCGGGAGGAGACTTTGGATGGGATTACGTTGATAAGCTTCACGAAAATCTCCTAGAGAAGTTGCATCACAGTTTTGAATTTACGGTGTTCACCGACAAGACTGACAGATTTTCTTTAAATGGAATCAACATACAGCCATTGGAGACTGATCTAGAATCTTACTGGTCAAAATTAGAAGTATTTAGAATGACAGGACAAGTAGTATATTTTGATTTAGATGTAATATTAATGCAGGGATTAGATGAATTATTTAGGGCAGTAGAATTCTCTCCTTGTAGGACTAATGCGAATAATCATTTTTATATGATGAATGCATTTAATGCAAGTCATCCATTTAATTCCTCTATAATGGCATGGTCTGGAGACTTTTCTTATCTCCTTAACAATGTAGACCAGAATGTTTTAGATAGATATGGTAAATGGGATCAGGATTATATAAGTGATGAAGTTTCAAAAACAAATGAAATACTTTCAGTAAACGATTTTATAAATGTTGCTTCTTATAAACATCATTGTAAAGATGGAGTGGATGACATGGTGGATATAGTTGTCTTTCACGGACACCCTAGACCAAGAGATGTTAATTGGTTGGGGACATGTAAAGAGTTAAAAATATGAAAAGCGGAATATACCAAATAATTTGTAAAGCAAATAATAAACGATATATTGGAAGCTCTATTGACCTATTCAAAAGAAAGAGTACTCATTTTAATGAATTGAGAAGCGGTATTCATGACAATAAATATCTCCAAAATGCTTATAATAAACATGGCAAAGGCAGTTTTGAGTTTAAAATACTTTGTTATTATGAGCCAACAGAATTGCTTTTTCAAGAACAGAGATTCTTAGATTATTATTGGGAAACTGCTTCTCTTTTCAATATTTGCGAAACAGCAGGTTCGTGTTTCGGAAAGAAAGTTTCTGAAGAAGCAAAACAGAAAATTTCTAAAGCTAATACAGGCAAAAAACATTCCGAAGAAACTAAAAAGAAAATAATAAAATCCTTAACAGGCAAAAAACATTCCGAAGAAACTAAAAAGAAAATATCTGCATCTCATAAAGGTAAAAAACATTCTGATGAAACTAGGAAGAAAATATCAGAGACAGGAAAAGGTATGAAGAGAAAGCCTTTTTCAGAAATAGCCAAAGGGAATATGTCGATTGCTGCTAAAAAGAGAAGCCATAATAGGGATGGTAGCACTGGTAAATTTTCTAAGGGAGAATTGGTATCAAGATAAATGTTATCGCAGTCAATCAGAATAGGGATCAACATGAGAATACCTTTATACGCTATATAGAAATACTGAAAGAGCATTATAAAGAAGATCATGATATAAAGTACTTTATATCAGAGGGACATCATTTCGAATTCAATAAGGCTAAATTATTGAACAAAGCAATAGCTGAGATGAGGCAGGATTTTGATGTGCTCTGCGTGTTTGATATTGATATGATTTACAGCTACCAATTCTTTAGTGCGATAGAGGAAGCTTTATATGAAGGTTGTAATTACATTGTTTCTTACGGACAAAAACTTCCTAAAGACCAATCTGATTACATAGTTGAAAATATGCAGAAGTGTTTTAGAGGAGAAGGTTCATTATTTAAAGGCTGTTCTCAAATAACTATCACAAAGGAAGTGCTGCAAATATTCAAAGATTGTTTCGGAGAAAAGTTTTACGATGAATCATATACTGGATGGGGTGGAGAAGATTCAGACATTTCGTTCAAGAGTAAGTTGTTGGAAGAAAAAATATTAATAAAAAGAAAAGAGTTGTTTGATATGTGGTTCCATCTATGGCATGAAAGTAGGGAACCTGAGAATTATAGAGAGAAGGATGGTAACTCTACTAAGTTCCAAGATAGTAAAGATGTGCTGAGAGAGAAGGTGGATAAATATGTATCCTGAGATAACATTCACTATAACTACTTATAAAAGACTAGATATGTTCAAACGAACAATGAAAAGCTTTATGAGAAAGTGTATGGATAAAGAGTTAATAACACGATGGATACTGGTGGATGATGGAAGCCCTCAAGAGGAGTTGGATGAAATCAAGGAACTTTATCCAATTTTCGAGATCGTGCAAAATACTGTGGATCGTAGGGGGCAGCCAGTAAGCCTCAATAAGATTATCGACATGGTGGAGACTGAATGGTTTTTTCATTGTGAAGATGATTGGATATTCCTGATACCATTCTTCATAGGGAATTTATTCGATATAGCTAATGATGATAGGAGAATCAAAAATGTAATAATGCGAAATAAAAGGGGAAATATTCAGTATGGAAAAGAAGGAAATTTGATGTACAATCTTCATAGATATGATCCAGTAATGGAGCCTCCACTGGTAAAGGACTACTCTCCATGCATACTTGATTGTGATAGCAATTGGTTTGGGTATAGTTGGAATCCCGGTCTTCATCACATACCTACATTAAAGATCATAGGAAAATTAGATGAAGGACATTCAAACATCTCTAGAAAATGGGACAGAGCACACGCTTTAAGATACTTAGAACTAGGATTTAAAAGAGCGAATCCAGTGGATAAAATTTACATTGACCATATAGGCGAAGGGAAATCAGAGTACACACATTAATGGATATAATTTTAGTAACTAACAATAACAAATTTGACACAACTGAAATAGAAGAAAGCATTTCTGACGAGCACAATTTAATTTTTACAGGTCTAGATGCTTCTGCAAGTGTGAACAGAAACAAAGGATTGAGTGAAGTCAAATCAGAAATCTATATAATGATGGATGATGACATGCAGGGCTTCTATGAAGGGTGGGTTGAAGACCTAATAAAACCTATGCTTCACAATCAGATGATACTCATAACATCCGCTAGGTTACTAAATACTAACGGTACAATGGGGCATATGATGGGAGACAATAAGGTATTTGAAAAAGGTACTTACGATGCATCACCTAGCACTTACAGGGGATATACCAGAATACCTACAGCATGTTTAGCATTAAGGAAAAACAGTCTCAGATACAATGAAGAATTCATAGGCAGTGGTTATGAAGACACTGATTATATGAACAGAATTAATATGCATTTCAAACATACAAGAATTATGATTAACAACGATTGCAAATTGATTCATAACAATATACAACAGAATCAAGGTGGTAAGTACTTTGCCCACAATAAAGAATTATACTTAAGTTTATATCCTGACGATACAACCGTTACTAACCAAGTCGATTGGACAGCAAGGAAAAGGAAATGAATAACAAGATTTACGAAATTGAGCTAAATACCAGTAATATATGTGGGGCTGAGTGTATTATATGTTCCAGACCTCATGGATGTGGAAACAGTTTCTTTATGAAATGGGATGTTTTCGATACTCTAGTAGAGCAGTTAAAAGATGTAGATTTCACAATGATACAAACAAGTGGTAATGGGGAGACATTTTTAAATCCTAACTACCTTGACTACATTAAGAAATTGAAAGACACTTTTCCAGATAAGGTAAGGTGGACTTACAATAACTTCTCTATGCTAGATAAAGAAAAAGCAGATAGAATAGTAGAAGAGGATTTGTTTGATAGAATACATGTGAGATTAGAAAGTCTTGACAGAACAGTTTTTGAGAAAAATAGTAATCTTAATATGGATAATGTATTTGACAATCTTAAATACTTCTTATCTATAAATAAAAAGATACCAGTTGTAATTCTCTACAATGATATCAGGAAATATTATGCAAAGTGTCAAAGAGTTCTAGGTATGCGACCTGCAAGAGATATCTACACAGACGAGGAACTGAGTAAACTAAAATGTGAAGAAGGTGAGATCATAAACTACTTTAAGAAAGATAGTAGATCACCTTTGTCAATCACAAGTATAAGTCACTGCCTATGGGGAGAGCGTTTAAAAGCTCCTAAAGATACAGAAACAGCTTGTCCTAAACTAGACATAATAAAAACTGTTACTTGGATATGTCCTAACGGTGACGTACAAGTTTGTTGTTATGCTGATCACCAAGATGAAATGACATGCGGAAACATAATGGATGATCACATATTAGATATCTTTAACGGTGAGAAGAGAAGAGAATTAATAAACAGAATTGAGAACAGGGACATAACAGATTATCCATGTACGAATCCGAAGTGTTGTGGGTTCCATGAAGGAAAGGAAAACACATCAGTAAGACACCAAAAATAGTAGCTCTATGCAAGACATTCAGAGGAGATGAATTCCTAGAAGCTATGGTTAGGAGTATCTATAACCATGTCGATCATATTGTGTTTGTGAACTCAGAGAAGTCTTGGGATCATGGTCTTAAAGGGAACGTAGATACTTATGGCAACACCTGTAAACCAGTAATTGAGAAACTGAAAAAGCAGGATATATGGGAAAAGATAATCTCTATTGATTGTAATACCGGAGATCAGTTCCATCAGTGTATGGAAGGTTACAGATATATACAGAATAATCTGAATGCTGATTGGGTAATGTTAATTGATACTGATGAAGTTTGGGATGATTACAATCTAACTCATGCTATAAGCTATCTGAAAAGGAATGAGAACCACGATTACGTTTACAGAGCTAGGCTTTATACTTATATAAAGAGTCCGTTCTATAGAGTAGAACCAGAAGAAGTAATGGCTCCTACAATATTCGTAAGTGCTCGTAGAAAAGATTTAGGAAAGAATCACAGATGTTGTCAAGAAGCGTTTATGCAAAAAATGACAACTGATATTATTCCTAGAAAGCCTATTTGGTTTCACCACTTTGTTTATGTGAGGAGAGATTTCAATACTGTTCTGGAGAAAATCAGAAATTCAAATGGTTATGAAGGAAACAAGATAGTCGACTTAGAAGATTGGACTGAAAATGTCTGGAACAAAATTCCGGAACCTCTAGAAGGACAATGGAGAAAAGGATTTCATCCTGCAGTGCATTTCAAGAAGCATTGGGCAGGAATAAAAGAAATAACATTAGATGATTTACCAGAGGTATTTCATGAACACCCACATTTATTAGGAGAGCTTAGTGGCAATTTGTAGACACAATGATTGGAAGGTACGAGGAGATGGTTGCTATAAAGAATGTACAGTATGTGGAGTCTGGTTAGGAAATAGAACTGATCCTCACAACTATGACGGTGATTACTATCACAGGAATAATACTATAGTAGATGGAATTCCTCAGAGACAATGGTATTGGGGAATACACAAAGCTATTTGGGATCAGATGGGCATTGATTTCACTGAAATGGAAAGAGCTTTAGAATATGGTTGCGGAACAGGACAGTTACTTTGGTCATTATATAGAAAGTATGGCATTAGATGTCTAGGTGTGGAACAATCATTTTGGGCTTACAATTGGCAGAGAGAAGTTCATGGCTTTGATGATGACTACCAGATATTGAATTTCAATGTCGAAGAATTAGACAACTCAATATTGATATGTTGTCCAGAACATGAGGATCGTAAATTTAATTTCATCTATTCCTGTCATGTAATGGAACACTTAATTGATCCAATGAGGATGATAGAGAGAAGTCATGAAATGCTCAACAGTGGTGGGACTTTCTACATGGCTGTTCCTGATAAAGAACATCAGAAATCCTTACACGTTCATAAGTGGACTTACGATGAAGAGTGTATCAGAATGTGGTTTGAACAAGCAGGATTTAAAAATATACAGATAATACAGACTAAGCCACACAACCCACCACCTATAAATGGCGAGTATCGTGGGCATTACCTTCACGCAAGTGGGGTGAAATAATGGAACCAACAACGAGATTTGTATTAGATTCATCTAGAAGCTGCAATATAAAATGTAAATTTTGTTATTACCTACATACTTATGATAAATGGAAAGAGTATGATTGGAGTTTAGATAAAGCGAAAGGAGTCATTGATAGTGGAATTGCTAGAGGTAATGATTATATGGATGTTACAGGGGGAGAACCCACAATGTATAAACACATTTGTGAGGTGGTTGCCTACGCTCTTTCTAAAAATGTTAAGACCTGTATCATAACTAACGGAATAGTTCCTAGCCATAAAGCAGAGAAATTAATAAGTGCAGGAATAGACGAGTTCTTAGTTTCAAGACATGGTTTAGAAGATACTCATGACTTTACAACCAATTGCAGAGGTGCTTATAGGAAGCAATTGAATTTCCTACACGTTCTGGATATGAATGAGATACCTATCAGATTCAATTGTGTTATAAACCATTTTAATCAACATGATATTTATGAGATAGCAAAAGAACTTGTTCAGCATAAGCCTAGAATTGTGAACTTTATTAATATGAATCCTCACCATGAATGGCAAGACAAGAATCTAGAGACTAAGAAAGTTGCAGCAGATTTAAATGTGGTAGAACCATTGCTTAACAAAGCTATCAAACTTTTAGAAGATAATGGTATAGGAGTCAACGTCAGATATTACCCTATGTGTAGAATAGCGGAAGAGTATAGGAGATGTATTTGTAATGATTTACATGTGGTATTCGATCCCTACGAATGGGATTACAACATAGAACCTAAAACTGTTCAGGCTTTTAATAATTGGGGAAAACGCACAAGCTCAAATGTTGAATGTAAAAATGGTTCTTGTAAAGAATGTGACTTACAAAACATTTGCGGAGGTATTAACAAAGCTTTTGATAGAGCAACAGATTACAAATATACAAAGCCTGTTAAGAACTTCAAAGAGAACAAAGAAGATTTTTACTTTTACAGAAAAGATAACATAAGGACAATAACATGAAATCACCAATCTTAATCACAGGTTGTGCACGAAGTGGGACAAGTATGACAGCAGGTGTTGTAAATATCTGTGGAGCACATGGAGGCCACACAAGTCCTGCTACAATATACAATAAAAAAGGTATGTTCGAAAATGCTGATATAAGGAATGACTTAGTAAAGCCTCTCTTACAAACTCTAGGAGTCGACCCTATGGCACAGCATCCTTTACCAGATGTAAATCTGTTTAAAGAGTTAGATGGTGCGGAATGGAGAGAGAAGATAGAAAAGATTTTTAAGGAGCAAGGTGTAGGAGAGGATGACACTTGGTTCTACAAAGGTGCAAAGATGTGCTTAATGTGGCCTCTGTGGAATGCAGCTTTTCCTGATGCTAAGTGGATTATAGTCCGGAGAAGAAGTAAAGAGATAGTAAACTCCTGCATGAGAACTGGTTTCATGAAAGCTTTTGATAAAGAAGAGGGATGGCAAGGATGGATTCTACAACATGTAGAAAGATTTAATGAAATGCTTCACGCTGATTTAGATTTGATTGAAGTTTGGCCTCAAGAAATGATTGACGGTCAATTCAGTGAGATGCAGTCAGTTATAGAGTGGTTGGACTTAGAATGGAAAGAAGCAGAAGTAAGAGAATTTGTAGCACCTTCATTGTGGAATGAAGGAAAGGTAGTTGTGAATGATAAGATTATAGCAGAAGCTTTTGATAAAGGAAGGTTAGGATAAAATGGCGAGAGTTTCAGATGCAGAGGTAGCAGCAATACTTGATACAACTGTGACTAGCTTTACACCGTTTATAACGGCAGCTAATACGCTTGTAACAACTATGTTAGCCACACCTGCAAAGGTAACAAACACTACGTTACTAAAAGAAATAGAGAGATGGTTAGCAGCACATTTCTTCAAGTGTAGTTTAGAGATGCAAGAGAAGGTTCACGAAGTAGGAGAAACTAAAGCAACATTCTTCGGTGCTTCAAATGAGAAACTTCTAAACTCTACCCTATATGGGCAGACAGCACTGGTTCTGGATACATCAGGAACACTGTCAAACTTAGGTAAGAGGATAGGAAGATTTAAACCAATTCTAGCAATTAGCAGAGCAGAGGATGCATAATGACATCATTTTTAAATAGAGGAAACAATCAAACATTAGTCTATTGGGCTTTCTCGGCAAGAGATGGCTACGGTGCAGCTACTTTTACAGCACCAGTAGAGATATCTGGTAGGTGGGAAATTAGGCAGAAGATGTTTACTACAACTGCAGGACAGAGATTAGAGAGTAGTAACATATGTTATGTAGGACAAGATGTGGAACCTAATGATTGGTTATTCTTAGGATCGTTAACTGATATAGCATCTGCTATAGATGAAACTAATCCTAAAAATGTGACAGGTGCTCTAGAAGTTAAAGCAAGAACAAAGATACCGACATTGAGGGCAGGAGATTTTCAGAGAATAGTCTTTATGACAGAGGCAACTTCTACGAGGTAAACATGGGAATAAAAGTAATAGGTGGCAAATTAGTAATAAGCAACCTTAAAAAAGCTATAAAGAAAATAGAAGGTAAGCTCACTAGAGTAGGAATGCTTAAAGTAGGTAAGTTAGTCATGAAGAGATCAAAAGCATTAACCCCAATGGATAAAGGTAATCTAATGGAAAGTGCCTTTGTTGTGTTTGGCGGTAACAAGACACTTCCACAAGCTATTACTACAAACAATTTTAACACTACTGAACCAGAAGGTAAAAGAGTTGCAGCAGAGCATGGTAGTGTGATAGCAGAACATACAGCCAATAGAAGACCTAATCCATTTTCAATAATAGGGTATTCCGCTTTCTATGCTTTGAAAGAACATGAGGCTATGGATGAAGTTCATGATATAGGTTTCCCTAAATTCTTAGAAACTGCTGTAGTACAGTCGCATAGAGACATACTAAAAATATTAAAGGAAAGTGTGAAGAGATGAACAGTCCTAGCCAAGACATAAAAGATTTATTAGAAGCATCATCTGCAGCTACAGGACTCACATTTGCAACTGATCTATTCGTAGGACAGGAACCAGATGGTGGAGGTGTTGCAGATAAAGTAGTAACTGTATACGATACAGGTGGAGGAGAACCTGATCCAAACAGAAGCTTGAAAGAACCTACCATCCAAGTAAGAGTTAGAGGGGATAAGTTTGGTTATCAAGCAGGATATACTTTAGCGGAAACTGTGTTTGATGTGTTGCACGGAGTAAAGAACACAACAGTTAACTCTACTAGGTATGTACATATCATAGCTACATCGGACATATTGTATTTAGGATTTGATAAAAACAATCGCCCTATGTGGACATGTAACTTTAGAATTATTAGAACAGCTTAAAATTTAGGAGGAAAATGAAATGGCAAGTGGTGCAATTAGTGGTGTAGGAACAGTGTTCAAAAGAAACGCTGTAGCTTTGGCAGAAGTTAATTCTATATCAGGGCCGAATAGAACAAGAGACACGATTGATGTAACTACACTAGATTCAACAGGTGGCTACAGAGAGTTTATTGGTGGGTTTAGAGATGGTGGAGAAGTAGTTCTAGATATGAACTATACAAGAGCAGGATTTGATGCACTTAACACTGACTTTGAAAACAACACGACTGCTCAGACATATGTAATTGTTATGAGTGACACAGGAGCTACAGAGTTTTCTTTCTCTGGTTGGGTAACAGCTTTAGGAAAATCTATTCCACTGGATGACAAGGTAACAATGAGTTGCACAATTAAGATAGATGGACAGATTACAGAGACAAGCTAATAATTTTTAGACCTTAACCATAGGAGTATCAAAAATGGGATTTTTAACAAAAGAACAAATAATGCAAGCACAAGATTTAAAAACTGAAACAGTCCACGTTGAAGAGTGGGGTGGTGACGTACAGGTAAGAACTATCACAGCTAAAGAAAGAGATGAATTTGAGAAGCAGTTAATAAGTGGTGACGATTCAGATATGGAAAACATAAGAGCTAAATTCGTGGCAGCTACAGTAGTTGATGAAAAAGGAAAGCTTATGTTTGGCAAACTTGATTTAGTTGACTTAGGAAAGAAATCTGCTTCTGCAATGGATAAACTCTTCGAAGTAGGACAAAGACTTGCAGGACTTAAAAAAGAAGAAGTTGAAGAACTGGTAAAAAACTAAAGAAGCCAAGCAACCTTATTAAATTCAGACTTTGTTTGGCTTTAGGATTTCCCCATCCAGATTATTTAATGGAGGGTCTGACCTCGAAACAGCTTAGTGATTGGGAAATCTATTACGCAGTAGAACCATTTGGTGAGGAAGCTGAGTGGAGTAGAATTGGTAGGTACTGTAGCTTACTGATTAACCTGAAACTAAAAGAAGGAAAAGAACAGTTTACACCATTTGATTTTATGCCTGATTTGTACGAAGGTATTAGAAGCAGAATGAAACAAACATCCGAAGACCACGTTGGTATGATGAGGTCAATGATAAACAAGGAAGAATAACATATGGCTAATATAGGAACATTAACAGTTGTAATTGATGGACAAACTTTCAAGCTCAAGAAAAAGCTTAAAGAAGCAGAGAACCAAGTGACAAAGTTTTCTAAAAAGGGAACCAGTGGATTTAAAAAATTCAGGCAATCTGTTCTCTCTGCTAGGTCTTCTGTAATTGCATTAGGCGCAGTTACTGCATTGCTAGGTAAGAGGATTCTTGGTAACGCTGTAAAAGAAGCAGGAAATTTCGAAGAATCATTAGGGAAAATCAACTCTCTTTTAGGTGATTCTGAATTAGTTTTTGGAGAGTTTTCTAGCGGAATCGTTGGACTATCAAAGGAGTTTGGTAGATCAAAGGAGGATTTGGCTGCAGGTTTAAAAGACATTATTGATGCAACTATACCTGCCTCTGAAGCTATGGAGGTTTTAAGGGAGTCTACAAAATTATCTGTTGGTGGTTTCACAGATGTGAACACTGCTACTTCTGCAGTGATTTCCACTTTTCAACTTTACAGAAATGAATTAAAGGATGTAGGAGATGCTGCAGATTTCTTATTCGCTACTCAGATTCGTGGTAGGTTGACTTTAGAAGACCTTGCAAAAAATATAGGTACTGTAATTGGTACAGCTAAAACTGCAGGTGTTGCTCTAGAAGACTTTGGTGTTGGATTTACTGCTATAAGTAGGGTTGCAGGGAGTGCTTCAAAAACAGCCACACAGTTCCGTGCATTGATAGATGTCTTCACAAAGAAACAACCTATAGAAGCCACAACATTAGCAATGAAAGAATTTGGAGTCTCTCTTAACTCTTCAGCTATAGCAAATGGGAAACTTATTGAAACGGTATTGAAATTTCAGAAAGGCTCTCCTGACCAACTGCGTACTATTTTCAGAAGAAGTAGGGCTTTCAAGGCAGCAGCAGCTATCTTACTGCAACATGGAAAAATTTCAGAAGATTTCAGAAAGATACTGGAAAGAGAAGGGCTTAACACAGAGAAAGCAGCCGAGGCACAGGAACTCTTCAATCAGAAAATGAGGGTGTTCAAACAGGAGATAGCAGAAGTAGCATTAAAGATTGGAAATGCACTACTACCATCAGTAATCTCACTGACCGACCAATTAATACAAATCAAGGAATTAGGTGTAGGAGGCTTAATACCTAAATTCTTACTTGACTCAGTGCCTGACATACTTAAACTAGATGGCATAGTAACTGCACTTAAGAATGTACAACTTCCTGCAACAGGTGGGAGAAATTTTGAAGCCTTGACAAAGGCAGGAGAATTTTTCAAGACAGGTGGTAATATGGGCAGTGGTGACAGCCCAATGGCAAGTAGGGAAGAAGGCCAAAAAGCATTTGATGCATTGAAAGCAAAGAGAGATGCTAATTTGGCACAAGAAAAATCCTTTGCTACAGCAAGAGAAAGGATAGTTCTCAACTCTTCGGAGTTTGCTATTCACCAATTCGATAAAGAGATTGTGAAATTTAAAAGATTAGCTGATGAAGGAATTATAGACCAGAAGAGATTTGCTGAGTTCAGAGAAAAAGGCATGCAGCAAATAAGGCTGAAAAATAATCAGACTTTTCAAACTATGGCATCAGCAGCAAAAAGTTTCGGTGATGATTTTACAGATACTATGACTGATCTAGTTCATGGCTCAGAAATAACCTTCGGAAACATCTTAGAATCTTTCTCAAGAATGCTTGTAAGTATGGCTATTAAGATCAGAGTTGTGCAGCCACTATTGAATAGTGTGTTCGGAGCAGCAGCAGGAGGAGGAGCAGTAGGAGGAGGCTTACTGGGAAATCTATTCACGAAGAGTAATGCTCCTACAGGAGGAATGATCGGGCCACCTACTCCCAAAAAGGGATTATTTGGTTTAGGTTTCATGGGTTTAGCTGATGGAGGTGTGGTCAAAGCCAAATCTGGTGGAGGATTATATAACATAGGCGAGGCAGGGAAAGATGAAGCAGTTATTCCTCTTGACAGATTCAAAGACCTCGGTGGTGGTTCTAATGTAACGGTGAATGTTATAGGTGCACCTGCAGGAACGAAGACAGAGGAGCAAGATGATGGAGCAGGTGGAAAGAGTGTTAATGTTATTCTTGATGAACAGGTTGCTAAGAACATAAGACCGGGAACGAAGACATTCCAGAAATTAACATCTACATTCACATCAATGAATACTAAATTAACAGGGAGATAATAAATGGCAGCATGGCCTGTATCATTACCACAACAAGGATTTATGAATATAACTGATACAAGACAAACAGTTTTAGCAAGATCGTCTATGGATCAGGGAGCACCAAAGGTACGCAAAAAGTACACAGCAGCGGTTAGGAATTTAGATATAAAGATGCTCTTGAATGGTACTCAGAGAGCTACCTTTGATACTTTCTACATCACCACAACAGAAGAAGGTTCGAACTCTTTCACTTGGACTGATCCTGTGGATGATTCAGGAATTACTTGTAGGTTTGTAGAGCCTCCTGCATGGAAGCTTCTTTCTAATAGTGACGGTTCTTCTACAGCTACACGAATGTGGGAGAGCATGATGAAACTGGAGATATTACCTTAAAATGACAATTACAAATACAACTAAACAACAGGCTTTTTTACAAGAGACAGATCAAGTATATCTTGTATTGTTGACTATATCTCATGCAGATATTAGTCCTTCAATAACGGTGGTGAACAATAATGCTGACATAGTTTCGAATGGTACTACATTCACAGCTTTGCCATTTGATATAACACTACCAGACAATAGGGAGAATTCTCCTACTAGGGCTACTCTTTCTATTGATAATGTCTCAAGGGAAATAGCTACTCATATAAGGAATATAACAACTGCTCCTACTATTACTATACAATTAATAAGAGCAGCCGATCCAGATACGTTAGAGATTGAATTTGTTCCTTTGACATTGAGAAATATTAGTTGGGATTTCACAACAATTAGTGGAGAATTATTAGGAGAGAATATGGATACAGAACCGTATCCTGCAGGACAGTTCTCACCTGCGTTCTTTCCGGGGATGTTCTAAAATATGAAAATAGAAGAGTTTGCTAAGAAAGCTATAAGTGTGCCATTCAAACCTCATGGGAGATCATGGGATGCATGGGACTGTTGGGGTTTAGGTTATATGTATTACAAAGAGGTGAAAGGAATACTTCTACCTACATATAATAAAGATTATAAAAGTGTAAAGGATCGTGAATTGCTGCAACAACTTTTCTCAGAAGGAATAGCACAGTCTTGGGAAGCAGTTGAAAAAGCTGAACCACTTGATGGAATAATGTACTTCTCTTCTGGAAGAACTTGTCATGTAGGTTGGGCTATTGATAGTAAAATGATGCTTCACACAGAGCATGGAACTGGTACTACTTTTGAAAGAATTGATAGTTTAATAAGAAGAGTGGAGGGAATCTACAGGTATGTCGGAAAATAATTTAATGATTCATCCTGATGTAAAGGATAAGCTAAGAGTTATAGCGGTTCCACACCCTTTTAAAGCTAAGAGTATAGATAAGTATATAACACAGGGAGGCTCAGTTTCAGAAATACTAGAAATGGTACAGCCTGATGCTGTGCTGAGAAGGTATGCAGTGATATGCGTTAACGATGAATATTTAGAGAAGTCAGAATGGGATACTACTTATCCAGAAAATCTAGACATGGTTGTAATAAAGACTGTGCCTCTAGGTGGTGGTGGAGGAGGAGGTGGAGGAGGAAGTTCTAAAAATCCTATCAAAATCGTTGCTCAAATAGCTGTGTTTGTATTAGCTGTAGCTTTAGCTGCCCCTAGTGGTGGTAGCTCACTATCTCTGGTTGGTGCATTAGGTTGGTCAGGAACTGCCTACTCGTCAGCTTTGATATTTGGTGTAGTATCTGGAGTAGGTATGTTGGCTATAAACGCTTTATCCCCTCCTCCTAGTGTGCGATCACCTAGCGTAGGTTCATTGAGTGGAACAGATCAATTCAGAGAAAGTCCTACTCTATTCATTGAAGGAGCTAGGAATAGCTTAAGACCATTCGGCCCAATTCCTGTAATTCTAGGAACACATAAACAAGTTCCTCCTTTAGGAGCCAAAGTGTATACTGAGGTAGTTGGGAATGATCAGCATATCAGGATGCTTGTGATATGGGGATATGGCAGGTTACAAATTGCCGATATTAAGATAGGTGCTGAACCGATAGCTAACTTTGATGATGTGCAGATAGAGACTCATGAAGGGGTAGTAGCAGATTCTGCTTTCACATTATTCCCTGACACAGTGACACAAACAGATTTCAATGTTACATTATTACAAGCAGATAGTTGGACAACTAAAACTACTGAATTAGATACAGATGAAATCAGTGTGGATATTGTCTTCCAATCCGGACTTACCAAATTCAATAACGATGGTGTGCGAGTAAACACTACTGTAGTTATTGAACTACAGTATAGAAAATTAGGAGATATAACTTGGCTTACTCCAACCTATACAGCGAACACAGCAAACTCATTAGCAGGATATGCTCTTACCTTTACAGACAGTACAGCAAAGGCTAGGAGATATGGTTTCAGATGGGCTGTAGCAACAAGAGACACATATGAGGTACGAGTAAGAAGAACAACTACAGATAGCACAAGTGCTCAAACATATGATGTAGCTTCATGGAGCACTATAAGATCATTCAAAAATGTTGACCCATTAAATTTCTCTCACCCTTTAGCTGCTACTGTTATTACAGTAAAAGCTACAGATCAGTTGAGTGGAGTAATTGATAATTTAAACGCTACAGTTTCTTCTTACGCACCAGAATTTGGTGGTTCATCTTGGGCAGATGCTGTAACTAGCAATCCCGCTTCATTGTTTAGACATGTTCTACAAGGAGTAGCTAATGATGGTGCTGTTGCTGATTCAAGATTGGATTTAGATAGTATAGAGGCTTTCTGGACTCACTGTGATACCAACAGTTTTGAGTTTAATCAGATAAGGGATTTCCAAGCTAGTGTTGCTGATACTTTGGCTACAGTTGTTTCAGCAGGTAGAGGTTCTTTAACTCAGGTAGATGGTAAGTGGGGAATCAGTATTGACAAAGCTCAAACAGTTCCAACACAGCATTTTACACCTGTCAACTCATGGAGTTTTGAAGCAAGTAAAGCCTTTGTGGATACACCACACGCTTTCAGAATGAGATTCTCTAACAGAGACAAGGAGTGGGAGTCAGATGAAAGAATAGTTTATGATGACGGTTTCACTGCATTAAACGCTACAGTGTTTGAACAACTTGATGCAATAGGGATAACTCATACAGATCATGTATGGAAGCAAGGAAGATTTGCATTAGCTCAAATAAGGTTAAGACCAGAGAGATGGTCATTGAGTACTGACTTTGAATATATCACAGCAGCTAAAGGTGATATGGTTCTCATTACTCACGATGTTCTCGTAGTAGGTTTATCTTCTGGTAGAATTAAGACAGTAAATTTAAACAGTGCAGGAGATGTTACCGGAATAACTACAGACGAAATTCTTACTATGGAAGTAGGTAATGATTATGGAGTATCTATAAGAACTTTAGCAGATCAAGAGATAGTAAGATCAGTTGTTTTAGATGTAGGAGATCAAACTACTATAACATTCACAGCAGTGATTGCTATTGCTGACACTCCAGTAGTGGGAGACTTATTCTCATTCGGCATATCTGGTTCAGAGACTATAGAAGGACTACTATTATCTGTAGAGCCACAGTCAGATTTAACAGCTAGACTGAATATAGTACCAAACTCAGCAGCGGTATATACTGCTGATACAAGTACTATTCCTGCATTTGATTCTAAGATTGTCTCTGATGATCCTTTACCAGATGTTTCTATCATAGGGACAAGAACTGATGAAAGTGTCTTAACTCTAGGGGCAGGTGATACTTTAATTCCTAGATTAGCTGTGGATTTTATTCCTATAAGTGAACCATTTGATACTTCTATATACGCACAGATAAGAGTAACAAGTGCAGGAGGAGATTTTCAACCTGCTACAATTATTTCCCAAACTAATGAGGAGATAGTTTTAGGAGATGTAGTACAAGGTGAAACATATGATGTAAGATTAAGAACTACAAGTCCTTTGTTCATAGTGAATGGGGATTACTCTAGTGCGAGTGGTGTTCTAATTATAGGACAAACAAGTGCTCCAGACCCCTTATCTAACTTAACTATATCAGCATTTGGTGGTTCGGCTATGATGAGGTGGAGCATGCCTCCTGCGTTAGATGTTAAATTTGGAGGAACAGTTACCTTTAGACATTCAGAAGAGCTTGACTCAGATAATGCTTCGTGGTCGCAGTCAGTAGCAATAGGTACTTCAGCGAAAGGTTCTGATTTGATTGTGCAGTTACCGTTAAAACCGGGTACTTATCTAGCAAGAGTATTTGATAAAGGTGGAAGACCTAGTACAGTAGTTAAGATAGATACAAAACAAGCTACTATACAAGCATTCTCCACAGCAGCAGCTACTGTTATAGAGGAAACAGCTTTCTCAGGAATACACTCAAATACAACAGCACCTGATGGAGCCTTGAAGATAGTAGGTTCAGATAACTTTGATGATTGGACAGATATAGATACTGTTAATAATTGGGATAGTGAGGGAGGAATATCTCTTACAGGAACTTATGATTTTGCAGCAGGATTTGACCTTACAACAGTTAAAGCTGTTAGATTGACTACTGATTTAACCGTATTAGTTGCAGGACTATTAGACGAAATAGATTCATGGTCAGGAAATGTAGATGACAGGGAGGATTGGGATGGTTCTGCAGTTGGTTCTTCTACTGCTCAAGTGCAGGTAAGGCAGACAGATGATGACCCTGCAGCCTCTTCTGCCTCATGGTCAGCTTGGAATGATTTAGATAGCGCAGAGTTCAATGCTAGAGGGTTTGATTTTAGGTGTGTACTAACTACCACTGACATAGCATTCAATATTTTAGTAAGTAAACTACAAGTAAAAGCGGAGGAATTGTAATGCCAAAAGTGGCTGTGTTTGAAATGGTTGGGAATGATAAAAGATTAATTAATTGGGAAGAGAAATCCCATAAAGATTTAAAGGAAGAAGATATAGTTGTACCTGATGATTGTGATTTGACTACTGATGGCAGATACACTTATAGGAATGACAGATTTGAACCTTGGGGGCATGGGTTTCCTAAACCTAGAAATCCACAAGTACCTAAAGAAAGGGCTTGGTATTTATTTATGAAAGCTGTTATAGACAGTAATGTAATAGATATGATTCCTGCTGAATGTGGTCAATGGATGAAATGGTATGAGGATAATTTAAAGAAGAGAGAAGAAGAAGAAAAGTTAATAAGGAGGAGTAGATAATGTCGCAAGATGATATGAATGTAGCTAACAGTGATGGTGCTACAGTAAGAGCAGACATCAATTCCCAATTAGGAGCAATTGTGACGAGTCATTCAGGAGCTACTGCTCCCTCAACAACTTTTGCTTTTCAATTATGGGCTGATACTGCAAATGATTTAATGAAGATAAGAAACGCTGCTAACAGTGCTTGGATAATAATGTTTGTGTTGTCAACGTCAGGATTCGAACAAGGGGCAGATATAGCATCAGGTACAGCATTACCAGTACTAGCAGATGGTGTGTTAAATGATGTTACAGGAACAACAACAGTTACCTCTATAAACACTCTAGGAATAGGTTCGTTTAAGATACTGCAATTTGATGCTGCAGTACTACTGACTCACCACAGTACAGATTTAGTACTTCCTGCAGGAAGAAATATAACAACAGTAGCAGGACAGGTTATTTCTTTCTATGAGTATGCGACAGGAGATTGGAGGCTTGTTTCTAACTCCCTTCCTTCTGTGGGGAAGCATACTATCTTTATTCCAGCAGCAGCTATGAGACCTACAACTTCAAATGGAGCAGCGGCAATTGCAGATACAGAGACTACAGCAGGGAGACCTGACATAAGTGGATTTGCTTTTGATTCGAGTGCTGATGAGCACGTACAGTTTCAGGTCTGTATGCCGAAGAGTTGGAATCTGGGCACAGTGACATTCCAATCTTTCTGGTCTCACAATGGAGGACAGACTGGAGGACTTGACGGAGTGGCTTTCGGATTACAAGGTGTGGCGGTGAGTAATGATGATACTATAGATGTTGCTTATGGTACGGCTATAGTACCTACTGCAGTGGATGGAGTAACGGCAGAAGATATGTTCCAGTCTGCTGAGTCAACGGCAATTACGATAGCTGGAACTCCTGCGGATGATGATATAATTTTCTTCAGGTTGTTCAGAGATGTTTCTGCTGATGACTTGGATGTGGATGCTAACCTCATAGGAATTAAATTATTCATAACACTTGATGCACAGGAGGATACATAATGATTAAGACGTATTGTTTATTGGACAGAGTAACTGGTGAGGTGGTGAAGACAAAAGTCTTTGAAGATATTAAAAGAAGTTTTGTAAAAAGAAAGGTGTGGTTGGAGAGGGAACAAGAAGTGCGCCCTCCTTTGAATACTGTCTCTGTGCCAGACCCTGGCGGTCAGGGTGGGACATCAGAAGTGCCAATACAGAAAGTAGTTAGTACAGTGACACATGCTGACTTAACTGATTTGAATATTCCAGTACCTCCTGCAACGAAAATAACATTCGGGTACAATGTTGTGGACATGACAGCAGAGGAAATACAGTCAGTTAAAGATACCTTTATTGACATACATCATGGTGACATGGAGAGCCATTTAACAAGGGCAGTAGAGTTAATCTTTACCAAAATAGCAACTAATAATGGGGTGGCTTTACAGAAATCAGACTTTCCTAACAAGGTATGGGATGTAGTGAATAAAATGAGAGCCTATAGGGGACAGAATCCAATATGAACTTAATAAATAGAACAGTTAACCAAACAATATTGGGTGGGTTTGTGCCAGACTGCAAGCATACCATCCTCAGTTCTCCACAGTGCAGAATGTATAAGCAGAGATTAATGGTAACTCATTTCTTAGGTTTTGGTGGAAGTAGTAGCAGTATATCTGGCGTAGGTCATGGTTATACATCAGGTGGAAACACTGGGTCAGTCTCAGACGTAATAGATAAGTTTACATTTTATTCTAGTGGAAACGCAGCAGATGTTGGAAACTTAACAGTGGCAAGAGCTAGAGTATCAGGGCAATCATCTTCGGATAATGGTTATACATCAGGTGGGTTTGATAGCACATACTCAGACGTAGTAGATAAGTTCCCTTTTGCTTCAGATACTAATGCAGCAGACGTTGGTAATTTAACAGTGGCAAGAGCTAGAATAGCAGGGCAATCATCCGCAAATCATGGTTACACATCAGGAGGGTGGACAGGGGCAGTGTCAGATGTAGAAGACAAGTATACATTTGCTTCCGATGCAAATGCAACAGATGTTGGAAATCTAACAGTGGCAAGAAGATACCCTGTAGGCTCATCATCTGCAAATCATGGTTATTCATCAGGTGGGTTTGATTTGAGTGTAGTTTTAGATGTAATTGATAAGTTTACTTTTGCTTCTGACGCAGATGCAACTGATGTTGGTAACTTACTATCAACAGAAAGACAAGCAGCAGGGCAATCATCTTCAACTCATGGCTATGTATCAGGTGGACTCTCTGATACCACTAGAATACAAAAATTTACATTTGCATCTGATAATAATTCAACAGATGTTGGGGATTTAACAGTTGGAAGATCAATAACAACAGGGCAATCATCTTCAGATAATGGTTATACATCAGGTGGTGATAGTTCTTCAGATGTAATAGATAATTTCCCATTTGCATCTGATACAAATGCAACTGATGTTGGAAACTTATCAGTAGGAAGGTCACAGCCAGCAGGACAGGAGTCATTAACAATATGAAAATTGAAAAGCTAATACAAAAAGAAATGAATTTAGTTTCATATGGAAACAAGACTCTGGCTGAAAACTTTAAGAGTGTTGATAAAGCAATAGCGAAGTTACAGCCCACAGAGAGGATTTGGAATAAGTCTAGGAGTCAGTTTCAGCTTAAATTTATAACGTGTGGTCAGTCAGATGCGTGGATGCGTATGAGACAAATATCAGCAGAATCGGCAAGGAAACGACAGGCATTGACAGAAGCGAAATTCAGTTACATGGAAAAAATAAAGAGGGCTGAAATCAAAGACGAAGATGCAGATGTCGAGCAACACAGATTAAAAAAAGAACTGTTACAAATTGGAGCAGGGAGGCTTAAATCACAAGCAGCGGAGATACTAATAAAGATTGAGGGAGCGATGAAGGAGATTGAAACTCTTTCAGAAATGTATGACACCTTAAAGCAGCAGTTAGGGGAGATAACTGAAGAAGAATTTGAGCTTATACAGGTTAAAGCTCACATAAAAAGAGCATTGATGCAATCAATAAGAGATGTAAGGTGTGGGGGAGTGATGGGTACTGGGAATCAGGAGTATCTTGAACAGTGTGGAGTTAGTATTACTGCTGCACTAAAGGAGATAGCTAATTTTTTGAAACAGGAAGATGAATCAGGGGTTGGCAATACTTCCATGATGCACCAGTTCTTAGGTGATTTTGCAGACCGTTATGCTCCTGTTGCTATTCAACAGGCAGAGTGGCTTGGCTTTAATTTAGAACATATTTCTGAACTGACATTTGTACCTTCTGAGGAGAAGGAGTAATTGTATTAAGTTATTTTGCTAATGCCCTTTTTGATTCGGACTTCGAAAGTTTTATCAGCACACTCTGCCAGTTCGTCAAGGTGGGTTACGATTATGAATTGAAGATTTAATTTCTTACGGAGTTCCTGCAATAAGTCGCAGGCTCTTGGGAGTAGGTCTTTGGATAAGAACTTGAATGGTTCATCGAGTATAATTGTATTCCTACTTTTAGGATTTTGAAGAGTCCACAAAGCTATTCGTAAAGCAAAGGAGGCTGTATCAATTACACCTCCTCCGCTTGCAGACAGTGGGTGGATTCTATTACCATCCTTTTCAAAAATAAGCTCGCACTCAGTTTTATTTCTTTTTACAACAAATTCTATTTTGAACTCATAAGGATCGTCAAAGATTGTTTCCATAGCAAGTGATACAATGTCAGAAATATGTATTTCTAACTGACTCTGCGTATCCTGTGCTACTTTCTGAATAATAGCTTGAGCATCCTCTGAACGTCTTAACGACTTCTTAAGAGTGCTTCTACTAGCATCCAGTTCCAGAAGAGTTCTATGCACTTCATCTCTCTTACCTTTTTCCTGATCTATTTTTGATCTGAGTTCTTTAATCAATGTACCCATCCATGTTTCAAAGACAATTTAGCTCTTTCAGATGTAAGTCTTTTAACTTCCTTGTCGAGTAACCTGTATAAATTATGGTTGTGACGATATTTTCCCAAATAAGGGCACAGCATTTCTATGTACCCTAGCATTTCCTGTCTTTCAATTTTAGCCTGTTCATAATAGAAGTTCTCAGTGTTTAGATCAATATTATCATGCTCTTTTTCTTTTTTAAACCACATATTAATTCTCCTTTTCTAAAAGTTCATTCAATTTTAAAAGTTTTGTTTCAAGCTTAGTTTCTACCTTCTTAATTTCTGCTGTTTCTTTTCTAGCAACAGCTTCTGCTTCCTCAAAGGTATCACATTTAAACTCTTCCTTCAAGTATTTAAAATACTCTTCCTCTTGTCCTTCAAGCTTAATAACTCTGGTATTCTGTAATTCTATTCGTTCCTTTAAAGTAGTTAAATCATCTGTTATTGACATATTATTCCTGACCTCCTCAAATACCTATCGAAATTAACTGCAGTTACAACAGCGCATCCCCATAACATATTTCCCCAAAATGTCTCGGCAGAAGACATTGCAGCTAACGGTAATAAATAAATACAGCCCAATAATAAATTCTTCATTCCAGACTCTCCCATATCTTGGTTTTAGTTTTTTCATTAACTTTATTCTTAGTGAAAAACTCTTCTAAATTCTTCTCAAAATCAAAATCAATATCATAAGACTCATTCAATCTATTCACAAACGAATCAATTCTATCATCTCTCTTCTTAGCTACATCAATATGCTCTCTACTTATAACATCTTTCTCAATAGGAAGGTAGACTCTTTCAACACTATTATCTTCTGCGTACCATAGGTAAACAGAGGGTTCATGGTGAATTTGGTTTGCACTCATACGCATCAATGAACCTGCGTTAACTAAGAGTCTACCTTCGTGCTCAACGACAAAACTTTGATGGTTATCACCGGAAACTATAAGGTCGTAACAAGGAAATTTCCTGAGTAACCTTTTAGCGTGATCTGCTTTTTGATCAAACCATAACTTGTCACCCTGAGACTTGATAACCATTTGATGAACCATAGCTATTTGTTTACCTTTAGGACATATTTGATTTATAGCAGATATGTTTTCTGAATAAGCAAAGCCATGAAGATTCAATGTATTAAAATTATATGGTTGCAGTACATTAATATACTCGTCTTTTTCAAGAACACCCAAACCACCAATCTTCCAATTTTCTAATCTGTGATTTAATATATCATGTTGTCCTGCAACTAACCAGATACAAATTTCTGGATTCAATACCTCTTTAGCCCAATTTAATAATCTATCCCCCCACATAGGTCTGTGTCCGAAGTCTCCTGCGACAAGTATAGGACAATTATGTTCATTAGATAGGTTGAGAATAAACTCAATCTTCTTCCTCTGTGCTTCCATATAATCATCCGTTCTGCAAACTGGTCTGTCCCCTCTAATATGCCAATCTGCTGAGAGTATCGCTGTGGGTGTTCTCAAAAAGCACCTCCAATAATGTTTTCTCTGACTTCTTTTAATGTTATCTCTTTTGTGTTTTCTCCATTTCTAAAAACGGTTTGTAGAGCACAGTTGTTTACTTCATCCCAAGTTGCTTGATCTGCTAACTCAAATCCACCTTGATTCTGGTACACAGCAGTCAACCCTTTTGCACTGTTCTTCATGCCATTATCAGTCTTTGGTTTCTTAAATATTTCTCTAGGTTCTCCTCCAACTTCTGCATAAGTAGCCTTTACTGCAAATCCATAAACATCTCTAGTAGTATATTGGTAAGTGTAAGAACCTATTCCGAACACTACATTTGATGAAGCAAAATTCTTTTGTTGCAGTCTTGCACATATATCTCTGCATCTATCTAAAGTGATACTATCTCCATAGATAAGACCGATATGATTGTCTAGTTGTTGGTATCCTTTATCTGTTATGTCTCCACCAAAGGTTTCCCACAGACATTCAATAGCTCCCTTTAACTGTGGAGCTTTAGTGCCATAGTATGACGGATCACCACAAATAATATTAGCAGGATCACCACTATCAGGTCGTATTACAACCTTGCCATCTCTAGCCATAATTTCATCTTTAAGAGCAGGTATGTATTCAGTAATAACTTTCCAGAAATCCCAAGTGTCAGATACAATACTTATAATACCTGTCGGGTAAGTTTCTGTAATTAACTTTCTGAATGTTTCTAACTCACTTAGTTCTGAACCAAGACACATTACACTGTGCTCAGTAGCAGGAACGGAACAACCTACCATCTCTTCGTGATGAAAGGGGACATTATAATACTGTTCTAGGAAATCTATAGCAGGAACAGTATCAGTGCCAATGAAAGAGGTTAAATGTCCTGCACCAGAAATACATCCTGCCTCTAGTCCGAACATACCTCTGCATGAGAAATCATGTCCTTGAAATGGCACAAAGTCTCTATTGCCTATAGTTTTATCTGCATATTCATTGAGTATTTTCTTGTACTCTAAAGCCATCGTAGCTGATGTGCAGGCTCCCCATAATATAGTGCTCATAATAGTTTCAATATAATTTGTCAACCAGAAAAATTCAGGTAAGGTATTGAAAACTACCAGACATGGTACTCTTAGATTTACAAGACTTCCTTCCGGAACGGCTTTAATTTCTAAAGGTAGATATCCTAGATCATGTAATGCTTCAATATGATCTATTTTCACTGTATCCTCTCCTAAAGCTTGATTCATTCTAAACTTATATTTGTCTCTTATTGTATTGAAGTCTAGAGCAAAAAAGTTTTCATTCCATTGTTTGATCAAATATTCCTTAATGAAATATTGTAAACCAAAGAAAACTACTTTGTCTACTCCTTCTAATCTACTTTCTCTAGGAGTTAAATTACTGAATACTAATGTCGTGTCTTTTGGGTATTGATAGATGTGTCCTGACTTATAAAAGTCAATCATGTGTGGTGGAAATATATTCATAATTATTCTCCTTTAATAATTTAGATTGAATGATTTAACATAGCTATTGTGATAGTCCTTTAGTCTACTGTTTGTAGTTCCTACTCTCTTGTAATACTTACTTAGTTCCGCAAATCCCTTAGAGAAGATTCCGTGACTTACGAATAGATATGACTCTTTTACTTTTGCTTCCTGTAGTCTCTGTCCTAAAGCATTGAATGTAGCTCCACCGTCACAGATATCATCAACAACTATTGCAGTCATTCCCTCAATCATATTCTCAATTGATGCAACAACTATTCCAGATTCAGTTCTTCTTTTATTGCAGTAGATAACTGTGTCAAACATTCCCTTATTATACAAAGCTTCTGCTTTCTTTCTAGCTCCGTTATCAGGACAGATAAGAGCTAACTTGCTTTTACTAATATCTAAATATTCAATGAAGTCTAGAACCTCTCTGAAATTATCATAATCCACAAGCATCATATCATCTAACATAAGTCCTGCAACATTACTATGAATGTCATATGATATAATCCTGTAAAGATTTAATGACTCTAGTATTTTACAGATAACTTTGAGAGAGAATGCCTCTCCTGTATCGCAAACCCTGTCCTGTCTTGCGTAAGGAAAATAAGGGATGAATAATTCTATGTCTCGTACTCCTCGTCTTTTCAGAGCATCCACAGCAAATATGATATTCATTAGATCATCTGAATTATTTACTCTACTGTTTATACGACAAGAATGTACTCCATGTGGTACGTCTATTTGTAAATAACATTCTCCTGCAGGAAACAGATTAACCTTAAAATCTAATGCTTCGCCACATTGTCCGAAACCTTGATGCAAATTTAATGTTTTTTCCATATTACTCTCCCCTTCCACATAAAGGACAAGTTAAAGGCATCAACTCCTCAAATTTAGCCTTATCTTCTTCTAATTTCATCTTCTTCCAATCAAGATCAGTCTGTATATCAGTAATTGTTCCTAAAGTGTTTTTCAATTCCTCTAAATTTCCCTGTCTCTGATCTAAATGAATAATGTCTTTCTCAATAGCATATATGTCATTTTGGCAGTCTTTAACACCAGAATACTTTTTAAGCTCTCTTTGACATTGTATGATGTAATCTAATGTTGCCTTTAAGCCCTCAACTCTAGTGGTTTTGTCAATTCGTTCTTTTTCTAACTCTTCTACCTCAATTATAAGCTTTTTAGCTTCAATTACACTAGAATATTTCTTAAGTTCATCCTGACAAATTGTAACGCTTTTCAGCACATCATGAAGAGTATCAAGATTACTAGATCGTTCAAACACTTCCTCATTTAACCCCTCTATTTCGATCAGGAGAGCCTCTGCTTTTTCGAGGTAGTCAAACCCTGCATAACGTATTTGCGTGGCTTCTAGCTCCTGTTTTACCCTTGTATACACCGTTTTTTCGTCTTTTAGGGTCTTATTTATATTAGTTAGGGATGTGTCGATCTTATCTAAATGAACTATATTATTCAGATATGAGGCAACTTCTCCCCCCGACATAGCTAACAGAAAAGGAGAATCGAACTGACTCGCTATGTTTAAGGAGGAGAAGTTTAAAAGTTCTTTTATTTCGGTAGGTACATTTTGTCCAAATGATGCAAAAGATGTTATACCATTTGGATCACTTATTGAGTATGTGTTCTTAGTCTTTTCTTTAGACCTAATAACTGTTTGCTGATAATCAGAATGTAGTTCAGTGGATAAGGTAGCTTTTGTATCACCACCCCATTTACTCCGGAAAGCTTCACCCGATGGTTTGTTGTTAGCCACCCAATTGAGTGCTCTGATGATAGCACTTTTGCCTGAATCGGATTGTCCGATAATGACATTGATACCATCATCAAAGCTGAGTTCAGTTTTCTTATGGCTCTGAAAGTTAGAAATTGTTAGTTGTTTAATCATTGATATCGTTTATGATTTTACTTATAAATTTCCAAATTGGTGATGTCTCTGATGCATTGCATCTCATACCTCTAGTGGAGTGCTCCATCACACTATCACTAAGAATATTGTATCTGTGCCACATATCGTATAATTCTGCTTCTGATTCAAATGTGAATTCTACAGTTATTGGTTCAAATCTATTTGCATTTTTCTGTACTATCTTCATATTATTCTCCTTTAAATAACGTAGTTATGTCCCCAAAATTGTTTACAGGCTCTGATTAAAGCGATCTTTCGGCCTTTCTTTTTATCAAAATTATCATGTTTACTACATTTTGCTTCGCCAATGTAATTCCGACCATCAATAACCAAAGCAACCTTCACAAGCCTAGCACCATCTGATGTAACTAATGGTAATGAGATTATTTCCCCTTCTCCATCAGTCTCAAAAGTGTGGTACAAAATCTTAAAATCCTCAACCTTTTCCATTGGCAAGTTGTTGTAAATTTGTGCTCCTGCAATACGTTTTAATTTGTCATTGTTCCGCATCCCTTTCTCCTTTTTAAAATTTAATTTCTCCATCAATAATATGGTCTTCTAAATAAACACACAGAGCAAACGCATCCCAACTATGCTTCTTAAGTGGGTACAAGGTTCCCTGATTTTTCTTAGTTCCTTTTTCCCCAAACCGATCTTTAAGAACTCTAGCAATATTAGCATCCTTTGCCCTAGAAGTATGGCAAAAATGTAATTGAATCTCCGGTTTAAAAACTAGGTAGTAATCTTGCTCATTTTGCTCAAGACGTTCCTGAAATCTTCCGATAGCTTTACAGGTATCAAAAGTGGTTACTCCTACAGGCATACCATAACTCCTGATATCCTCAATCACATAATGAGTGACCCAACATGATCCATGAACATCAAAAGGGATTGCCCCATTCGCCTCCTCATGATTGGAATACAGAATCTCCTGCTTATCTGTATTCCAAATACAGACCCCACTTTTCTCTGAACCTACATCTATTCCACAAATTATACTCATTATAACCCAAAGCCCCTGCTGCTGCTACTGTAAGGGTCTACCATATTTATGTCATCTCCTATAGTACCGAATCTCTTACTGTCAGCAAATTCATCTAAGCCCATTTCTAAGAAATCACAAATAGCCTTTTCTGCATCCCCAACATTTTTCTGTGCTTGTTTTGCACTTCCTTCAAACACTTGCTTTCTGCGGATCAATAAATCCAGTTCCTCCTTATAGTTCTTTTCAATACGTTCTTGAATTTCTTTCTCTACTTCTTTTCTAAGTTCATCTCTGTCTATCATTCAAATCTCCTTTTCCTTTTAGGTTTAATTTTTTCTTCTATTTCATCCCAATCCTTCTCTACTATGCTTGCTAACTTATCATACTCTTTAGGATTATCCTCTACTAATTTGATTAAGTCTATTCTCTCAATCTCTTCTTCATTCCAGATAATCTTTTTAGCACCACCGTATAAGTAAGTTAACATGCTTCCGATGTCATCAACACCATAGTCAAAGAGTATGTCAAACTCAGCATCACGAAATGGTTTCGCTACTTTGTTACGTTTAAGAACAGCTTTTGTTCTGACACCGTAAACTTTCTTAGTCGATCTAAACTCTTTACTAAGTTTTGCAACTTGTGCTAACCATGCTACCTGATGTGTGTAGAAGTCGAGAGCTTTTCCACCTACTCTGTAATGTTTCGCACCGAACAAACCTGCGTTAATATTCTCTCGAACCTGACTAATACAAATCATTGTAGCATCTTTCCCTTCCATATACTCACAAGCTCTAGGGAAGAGAGTACTTGAAAAGTACTTCTGCTTCTCCATTCCATAACTGCCATCCTGATCCTTATCTTTTTTAATTGAATCTTCTGCCCTCTTCTTACTCGCTGTAGAACTCATGGCATCTATGGAGTCAATAATATAAAGTAAGAACTCACCCTTCTTTAAATCTTTCACTCTCTTCAAGTAATCTCTTCCTACAGTTTCTGCTGTGTCAAATCTTACCCATTCAATTGCTTCAACTAACTCCTCTCCATACATAGCCTCAATAGGGAAATCCATGACACCTTCAACATTGTTGTAAACTATCGTGATCTTCTTTACGGCAGGAAATAAGCCAGTCTCCTTTCTATTAAGATTATAATAAACTTGAGCACACGCTTCTAGGGCAAGAAGGGTCTTTCCTGAACTCCCATCTCCTACTAAATTGATAATGCGACCTCTTGCGTAACCGCCCTCCTTACCCTTGCCACTCATTGCTAGGTTCAGTAAAACAGAACCTGTACTAATAAATTCTACTCTAGTCTTACTAATCGGTGCTGTCACTGTCTTTGTTTTCGCCATTCTGTTCTCTTAAACCCTTCTTTATATTGTCTCTAACTGCTTTCTTTTCTTCTGTTGTTTTGGGTTCTGCATTTAAACCATTTATCCAAAGAGTAGTAAGATTTTCTAATGAAGTCTTCTTCTGTGCTAAAGCTGCCACACTGGCTTTACAATTAGCTATATCAAAAGTTAAATTTATTAATTCCTGATCACTATCCAATTCTCTACCCAATGCTGCGTCAGTCAGCTTCATACCAGAATTGTGATACTTCTCTGTTACTTCTGATACCTTACTACTTTTCAAAGTATCTCTCCTATGAGTTAACTCCGATACTCTTAAAGAATTCTCTAGGAAAATAACTGGTTGCAAGTTCCATTCATTTTGTAAATCGTGCTCATTGATCTCAGCTTCATCCAGTGCTGTTTCTTTATTCCATTCTTCCATTAATTTCCTTTCTAAAATTGGAGCGTGAGTACAGGTCTTTAACCTGTATCATTTTCGGTTTTCAGCCTAGATGACGTATGCTCTTCACCAGTACTAGCTCACATACACTCCGCATAATTTAGTAAAAAGGCAGGGATCGGTTCGATACAATCCATCTCCACTCCATAGAGGGGGTACTTTAACTTAAGCGACTGCCATTGCATCAACGAGGCTTTCCACCTGCTTGTCGGGTTTGTCGTTTTTCGTGTTCTACGAGAAGAACTGTGGGGCTGTCTCCCACTGGCTTTACACCGGACTTTGTCCACCGAACTATTGTATATAAGTCTTTACCATTAAGGGATTGTAAGCCGTAGAGCTACTACGTTATCGGGCTTATATACTCAAAAAGCTAGGGTGAGGGGCTTGAGAGAAAGTTGTCTTACTATTACTAGCTAGTCTTTTCCTGTACCCAATCACCCCAAATTCTTTAAAACGGTATTTCATCATTCAATGCTTTGTGTGCTTTTCTACAAGCTCTCCACGTTGCTTTGTTATCTTTCTTGCAATCAGCACACTCTTCCTCTGCCTCGTAATCAGCAGCAAAGTCAAAACCTTCCGGACATTCATCTGCAACTTCAACTTCTTCATCAGAACCTGTATCTGCATCAGTTATTGTAGGTACTTCATCTTCTGGAATGTCTTCCGGTTCATCGCCATGCTCTGGTCTTACTCCACCTGTCATCTCAGCTTTCATAGTTTCGTAATCTTGGAAAGCAAGAACCTCTTTAAAAGTAGGTACTGCTTCTAGGAACTCCTCAATCTCTTTAGCACTACCTAATGGTGTTGAAGGATGATCTAACTGTACTGATGTATATTTTGTATTCTTTACTCCCAATCCTTCTCTTACTATGATAGCATCGAAACCCTTAAGTGGATCACTAATGTCTAGCATTTTTCTTGTTCTTCTGTTTTGACATAGTGCAACTAAGTTATGTCCTACACTAGAAGTTGGTGCATCATACAATTTAACTCCCTCGTCTTGCTTATCTCGGTCAATAACAAAAACCAAAGTTCTAGAGGTAAGCTTAAACGCTTTTGCATCTTCTCCCCTACCTGCTTGAATTAACTTCCTACTTTCCTCACATACAGGACACGCTTCTCCGAGCATCTTTTCTCTACATAAGAACGCACTCTTATACTGTTCTACACCTATACCGTAATGAACATGTATATCAAAGGCAAAATCATCGGCATCATCAGTAGGAGGTAGTGGTCTTATAAAGTTATCCCCAACTATTGTCTTAAAGGATTTCAAACCTTCTGGTAGTTTTAAGTACCAAAATGTGTCACTGGTCTTTCCTGCATTCTCAATTCTCTCTTTTAATCTGTCTGCGTTAAAATTACTTTTTGTTTTCGTTTTTGTCATTTTTTTCCTTTCGTTTTCTTTTTCTAAATATTGTTCTTTTGTCAATTCAACTACACTCATATCTCCACTCATTCCTCTTTTTAAATCGGTATCAGTAAATAAACTTTCTGATTCTGGATGATAGAAGTAATACACTAATTTTTCCTTTCGTTTTTTATTTTAACATTTCTATTTGTTCTACATAATCGGGAATCCAAATATCCCACACTGTGTTATTCCAATATTTCGCATTTGCGATCTCCTTATTCAGAGATATCATATCTCTGGTCAGTGCCATACGCTCAACATTACCGAAACTATCCTTTCTAGCTTCATCAATTGTTTCTTGTGTTGTAGCAACTTCCCTCATTAGTCTTTTTGCTTTCATACGTTCTATAGGAAATGCTATTAATAATACAACTAAGACGGAACCAAAAAATATAGTTATTGCTGTACCTGCTCCTGAACCTGTAGACAACCCATAATTGCAATCATCCCAACAAGCAGCAATTAAAAGTATCCCTACTACTACTGCCAATATTGTGCCAATAAGTATAATCATTTATTCTCCTTTCTCTATTTGATAACGATATATTTCGGAGAACATTGGCTCTCCATCCTTTAAACGATTTCGAACATGAGTCCTAAACTTCTTCGCAACTCCTAAAAATTGTTTGTAATAAAATGGCAACAATACTGTCGTAGCCTCTTGCAGAGTAAGTTCATCTATAAGTATTCCAGTAGAAATGCGACTTCGTATTACTTTCATTAATCTCCTTTCTGATTGGTGGATGCAATAGGAGTCGAACCTAACACAGAGTCCTTGCAAAAGACCCTCGCCACCTCGGTACATGTGCACCCTTTATAAACATGCATACAAGGAAGAAACTTTCATCAATGTAGGTAATTAGAGTTTCAGCTCCTGTCAAGGAGGTTGTCACCTTGTATGCCCTTTCAATCAATTATTCATATAACATATTATACCACAAATTCGAAAAATGTCAAGGAAAATATTGACATTTATGCAGCTTTTTTTCGTAGTTCTAACTCCTTTTGATTGAACCAGTTAGTACCAATTGAGCATTCAATCTCCAAGTCTACGTTGATAAAATCGAAGTCCCATTGAGTCATAATCTTCTTTATTCGTCTGTAAGTTTTTAGAATGTCATCTTTATGAACGTACAAAGTTATGTCATCATGAATTATCAGTGGAATTTTAAACCCTTCTCTAGAGGCTTCGATCATTGAGAGTAGGCACAGATCACTAGCAAGACTTTGAACAGGAGTGTTAATCATCTGGTTGTAGTCAAGTGGTGCGTGTCTTCGCCTACCTAAGAGACTCTCAACGTAATGATGACTATTGTAAAACTGTTCTAACTTCCTCTGCCACCTTTTGATACTAGGGTACATGGTGAACAATTCTGCCTGTGCTTGTTGTAGCAAATCCTGATCTAGTTCTAGATTTCTAGCAATTGATTTGTGTCCTGCTCCGTAGAACGAGGGAAACACAAAACCATTCTTACTACTAAATCGACTGATCTCTACACCTGTAATCTTTGTTAATCTGTCTGCCCAAAACTGATGCATATCATAGTGAGCGTTAATCTGTCGAATCAACTCCTTGTCTCTACTCTCCATTGCCATACATCTAACTTCTGCTCCTGAGTAGTCAAATGACATGAGAACGTGATCTTTCGGAACATAGAACATCTCTCTAACAAAGGCATTTTCATGCTTTGGGAAGTTCTGCAGGTTAGGGCTGTCACTTGACAATCTTCCTGTCTCTGTGAAGTGGAGATTGTAATTGGTATGAATCAGACCGTCATCATATATACTATTCTCCACACCTACTAAGTACGTTGAATGAAGCTTATTCAGTTTCCGGTATTTAAGTAAGTGTTCACAGAAAGGTATGTCCTTGTAATGCTCTAAGACCTCTTCATCACCACTATCATTAATACCGGATTTCGTTTTCTTAATACTTTTAAGTTTCAGATGTTTGAAGAGTATCTTATTAGTTTGTTGCCAAGCGTTAAGATTTATCTCCTCTCCCTTATCCTCTTCAAAATCCTTTATCTCCTGCATGTTTCTCAGGATAACTATTTCGTCTTCTTTTAATTTGCCTACTTCTCTTTTATTCTTAGTGAGAATATTCCTGTCAATCAGAGCACCTGCCATTTCGGCCTTGAGAGTAGCCTCTGCTCCATCAATTAACATTTGGTGTACTGACCAATCCTTTTCGTCTAAGAGAGGCAGGTAGTGATCTCTGAGTTTGAAAGTTAATTTAGCATCTAGACCGTTATATTGATGGAGTAATGGTATAGGGCATTCTCTCATGTCCTCTTTATACTTGTCAGCCTCTTTAATCTTCTCTAAACCAAAGTTTACAAATGATAAATGATCTAATTTGTGTGTTCTATTAGTTTCATTTTTAATATAGGCTAAGTATTGAGTGTCAATTATGTTATTCTGTATGTCAATGCCTAGATATTCTTTTGCCCACATTCTCTCAAACTTATAGTTGTGGAATATTTTCACACAGTCAGATGTTAAGAGTCTCTCTAGGGCATCCTTTACTACCAGAGAATCTTTCACTAAGAATGTATAGGATTCCTTTTTAGACAAAGCTATCCCACAACTGATTATCTGAGCATCTTTATTAAAGGGTTTTAATGGATATGTTTCCCAATCAAGAGTGTAATCTAACTTCTCATTAACAATCGTATTCATCAAATCTACAGCATCTTTTGCAAACAATATCTCATGATCATCCCTGTAGTCGTGATCAAAGCTGTACCTCTCCCTCAGTACTCTCTTAGCAAACTTCAAGTCCCTCTCAAACACAGGCTGTAGATGCCTTACCTGAGACTGCTCCTGATTATAAGTAACCACTACATTGCATGACTTATCATGAAA